TATCGTACCGCTATCTCCCCAGCCAGAGGCTACGGAGATAGCGGTACGATACACATAAGCGCCTTGGGCGGAGCTACCAGAGATCACCATACCAGTGATGTCGGTACGAGTATCGTCCTGCCGGTAAGGGGAAGGAACGATGACACTCATGTAGGTGCCACTGGCAGTAGCTGAACCAGAAGCCCAGGTCACGGGAACGTAACCACGTTGCTGGAAGTAACGATAACCAGGGGTTGCCAACACCGAAGTGGGGCCACCCTTGGAGTAATCGTTGGTGCTATCGGCAGTTACGTCGATGTTTTTGTACCAACCATTAAGCGCATTACTCCAGTTACCTGGATAGATTTTTTTAGCAGACAAGTAGGTCATTTATTTCTCCTATGAGATTTGAGGTTTAGGTATAATTATCAGATGTTGCCGTCATCAGAGACGTAGCTGAATGCAGTGGTAACAAAATCCTTGTTGAGGATTTCAAAACCAGCGTACAGTTGCCAGATCAAGATGATAAAGCGGCTGAAGTCATCGTTGTTATTGATGAGCACCTGAGCGTTAGGACCGCCGATACCGACGCCAATAGCTTGAGGGCCGAAGAAATAACCTTGAGCAACTTCTTGGCTGGCAAAGTTGGAACCAGTGTCAAAAGATGTGCTGATGCTCTTGGTCGGGAAGTTAGTCGACTCAAAGAACTTAACGCCTTCAAACTGCACACCAGTAGGCATGACAGGTTCACCAGCAAGGAAGTAACCTTGGCCGGCCTGAGGACCCTGGAAGAAGCTGGCGTTGTTAGGCATCATGGGGTTACCCATGTACATGCCTTGACCAGGATTACCAGCGTAACGAGCGATCTCACGGAAGTCAGGATCACGACGCAGGTGCATCATGAAGGTAGGATCGCAAATGCAACGATACAGACCATCGGAATAGGTCGGTACGTTACGCTTACGCAGGTCCTTGACGACGTTCAACAGGTCAGTACGAACCTGGAACTGTTGGAGATCAGCGGTGTACTCAGTAGAAGTATAAGTGATAGAGCCGTTAGAGGCTTTAGTCTTATTGGCGGGGAAGTAGTAACCACCTTGAGTGGTGTCAGCTTTACCGTTAGCTTCAGCTTTGGACAGTTCGTCAATGAAGACGCGGTCACGCCAACGACGATAGTCATCAAGCAGCGTCAAGCTACCGATTGACTGGTGGAACATGTTGAGGTTACCTGAGTCCAGCAACATGCGCTGGGCAGTGATCAGGGTCTCGCGGGCAATCTTAAAGGTCGAAGGCTGGGTAGGATCGCCGGGGTCAGCAGGACCGGTGTATTCCTTAAGCACCACCAGGACTTTCTCCTTGGTGATGTTACGGCTATTGGCAGTACCAATAGTTTGGTCGGCAATACGCTCGCGGGCGTCCTTAGTACCAGGGGAACCCCAGAACTTGTAGCGGTCTAGCTGAACGGTTTGACCAGGCTGGCGAGTAAAGTCGTGGACGACCACGGGCTCTACAGCCATCTCAGCAATGTAGGCAGGGTGAGGACGGTAAAGTTCCGCACCAAGAATCTTCGGAAAATCGTTATCAAGAAACACTTTGCTCTATCCTCCAGGATCGCAGAAATTTATCGGGGGAAAGATTTAGACACTTACATGTCTTATCTATCACAAATTTTAGCAGTGGGTAATTTATTATGTTTAAACGTATTGCATGGTGGGTTGCTTATAACGAGCACCCATTGAATTACTGGAACCATAAGACTCAGGATCTATAGGCGCAGCTTGTTGTAAGCCGGGAATACCGACCATTTGGCCAGCATTGGCAACACCACCACCAAGCATGGCACCAATACCTGCAATACCAGGCATTGCTAACATTGCAGCACCTTGATCCATTCGATTGCTCATTAAAAGCCGATCTTGTTGTTGTCCGGCTTCTAGAATCTTATTACCATAAGCAACCGCCTGTTGAGCAGCTGCTTGAGCAGTAGAGCTAGCCCCTGCCTCGGATGCCTTAGCAGCACGAGTAACATAAGGCATTGCCTTTTCTCCATACCCTTCGGCAACATCCAAATAATTGGCTCGCCCAAGTTGAGAAGAAGTTCCTTGCTTACCAATAAACCTACCGGCAAGTGCGCCTGCAGCGCCTGCACCTGCAGCTTCAGCAAGAATGCGGCCAGGATCTTTTTCCTCACCGCTCATTGCGTTGCCAACAACGGAACCACCTGCGCCAATAAGACCATATGCTAAAGGAGCATATTGAGCTGTCTTAGTGGGAGACAAGGCTTTTTGAACAGCTTGTCCATATTTACCTGCAAGAAGATTTTGAGTTCCCTCAACACCTCCTACAAGTGAATTGATTAAGCGTTCACGTGTTGATCCAGTGGGCACTTGGCGGCCAAGATCACTAAGTAAGTTGCCGCCACGTGTCAAGAGTCCCATTGACTCACTCCATCACAAACAGTTTGCCGGCGACAACTTGGGGAGCAGCTTGATTCAGCATTCGCCAAGCATTCTGGGGATCACGTGCCATCGTCTCGTTGAAACCGCCCCAGAAATTCTCGGGCTGTTGCATACCAGCGGCAGCAGGAGGTGCAGGGAAATTGCCGTAAGCTGCTTGCACTTGTTGCGTGGGATAACCACGAGTCTCAAGTTGAGCTTCGTTTTCATACACAGGATACGGACCTTCGGGACCGAAGAAACGCAGCGTGTAATCGCTGAGAACATCGGGGTTGGTCAGAATCTCGTTATATGCCAGGTTCTCCTGGTGCTCATTTACAGCAAACTCGGCATAACCTTGGATGTTATTTGCGGCCCGGTTTCCCCACGCCACTGCGCTGTCCAGCATTGCCTCTAGTTGGAGGGCGTACTGGTTTAGCACCGCTGGAGCTTCCACCCCGAACGAGTCCAGCACTAGGCGGCTGTCGTTGCTCAGTTGTAGGTAGTCCGCGATCGCCTCCAAGGAGGGACCCGAGGAGGTTTGGGAATAATTGGGCGAGGAGTCCTGGCTGAGATACGAGGTCGGCGCTACCGATTGTTGCGTAGCTTGGTAGCTGCCCTGACCGTAGTTGGCCGGGGTATACGCTGTCGGTGTCGGCGCTGACTGTTGACCCTGGAACGGGGATTGGACTGGAGCGCTCAGTAGGTTCACTACTTTGTTGAACGCCGACTCCCATGGATTCCCCGCTGTTTCCGCCTGTTGGTATTGGGGGGCGTACTGAGTAGGGGCTGATTGGTAGCTGGGGGCTGCCTGAGGTACCGCTTGGGGGTAGCTCATACCCACTTGATACCCCACCGGAGCCACCTGGTAGCTGGCCGGGGCTGCTTGCGGTGCTGCCACCACGTAGCTGCTCGGGGCGACGGCTGCTGGTGCTTGGCTCGTCTGTGGGATCGATTGGACGATAGCGTCCTGCATAACTCATCTCCTTTTGTAGAGCTTCTAAAGTTCGATACAGATATGGAGTTAAATCCAATCTCGGATCCGCAGCCATCGGTAAATCCGGTGATTGCGGGTGAGGGGTCTGCATCATGCCCCCCACTAGGCCAGCGAACGCTTTGTATGCACTCTGCAATTCTCCAACCATCCTGAACGGGAAACCCGAAAGCATCCCGGCCCTTTCTTCATCTGTTTTAGATGGGAAAAGATATTTCAGTGCTTCAATGCTATCAACACCTAACTCCTGGAGGTTCCTAACCACAATAGAATTGTTAAGTGTATCCTGCGTGGAGTCTTCATACACAGGTCCCATCCAACGCCATAACATTGTTACGTCGCCATCAGGAATCAGTCCAAGCACACCAGGTGGAATCTGTTGTGACTTGAGACATGCCATCATTAAACTTTTAACTTGCTCTTCAAATGCACTACGTGCATCTGCATACATCTTTGCTTCTTCAGGGGTAGCAGTCTCTGGTAGCTCCAGGGGCTTTTCAATTCCTGCAGTAGCAGCAAGCGTTTCACGGAACAGGCGTTCCTCTTGGTAAATAATTAATTCAAAGCAACGGCAAATACCGTATGTATAAATTGCAGTTGCTTTTTTCTTTGATGTTGCAGATACACGTCCAAACAATGATTTGTATTCTGTTGCAGTTACACCAGCAGAAATTGATAGTTCATCTACACCACCAAGAGCAGTTCTAATTTCTTCTCGATATTGACGAGAGAATGAATTCTGGTCACCAGTGATAGCATCTGGGACAATA